TAACTCCCGGTAGTACAGCTTTTGTTATTGAAACCTCTAATACATATATGCTTAATAATTTGTATGTATGGAAGAAAGTAAAAGCCAATAGCTCAAGCAGTGGTGGTACTGATCCAGCACCCGGTCCAAGTGATAATACTTATATTTGGGACGGTGGAGATATTGGTTAAGGAGAGTGTTTTAATTGGCTGATGTTTATATGAATTCAAAATTCTATTTCAAGCGTGGTAAAGCCGCGTCTTGGACGAAATAGAATATATTATTAGGTCCTGGCGAGCCTGGTTTTGAATTAGACACTGGTAAATTAAAAGTTGGCAATGGTGTTGATAAATGGAATGATTTACCTTATATAGTAAATAAAGATACATTACCTGATGAAATTATTTATTATATTGGTAAGCAAGATACTCTTCCAGAAGAAGGAACAGATGGTAGCATTTGTATTGTCGGTGAAGATATTTATATTCGCGCCAATGATAAATGGACGAAATTAAATACTACTGCTAAAGGTGAAGTTGAAGTTATTAAAATTAAAGATAATAATGATGGTAGTTTAGAAATTGATGGTAAAAAATATGATAATATCCAAGAGGCACTAAAAAATGTAACAAAAGCCGAAGTCGCACTACCAACTGAATTAACAGAAAATCTTACCATTTCCGCAGGTCAAACTATTACTTTAGATTTAAATGGTACTAATACTGTTACTGATTAGGTTAATCCTCTTCAAATTGCTTATAACGGTTCTCTTATTATACAGGGAGATGGCACTGTTGAATGTAATAAGAATGGCGCAGCAAGTGTAGAGAATAATGGCACCTTAAAAATTCTTAATGGTGTCATCTCTCGATCTGTTGACGAAAAAGGTAATGGATACTATGTAGTAGTTAATCATGGATATACAACTATTGATGGAGGAATTTTCACATCTCCCGGTGGTATGTCAAGTTTAATTGAAAATGGTTATTATAATTATAATTCCAATCTTGCTTCTACTGGATATGTTGAAGGACAAAATGTTCAAAGTCCAAAATTAACTATTAATAATGGATTATTTATAAATGATTATACTACAATTAAAAATGATGATAATGGTGAAACATTTATAAATAACGGTCAATTTTATGGTATGATTTACCACGTTGGACGTACTCTTGATATTAAAGATGGATATTTTAATGCTAGTGATGGCTATGAAAATATTCAAGTAAAGAAATTAAGTCAAAATTTAAATTGCGCTGATTGTTATATTAGTGGCGGCACTTTTGAGACTAATGGTTCTGTTAATATTACAGGGACAGGTAATCCAACAATTATTATTACTGGTGGAAAATTTAATAAAAAAGTTCCTGATAAATATATCGGGAAAGGTTATACTTAGACCTTAATTGATGGTTATTATACTATAACTAAGGAGGGATAATATTGGCTTTTAATGTTGTTTATGCTGATAAAAATAAAATTAAAAGTAGTATTACACAAAATATTATTCCTAAAGAAAGTTTAATCTTAACTGCTTAGGATGATAAGCAATCAGAATCATACTATTATGATGATGAAGGTAATTTAAAATTTATTACCAAAAAAACTACTTTTAATTCTAAAATTGAAGCAAGAACTTGGATTGCTAGATACGGCAATTATCAAGGAGAAATAATTTCAATTTATTAGAATAATTCTTACGTTCCGTTTTTAGTAAATAATAATAATGAGTTAGTTCCTCTTCAAACTGGAGAAGAAGAAACTGCTGATTTTAATATTATTGATGGCGGAGCGGCCAATACTAATTATTAATTAGGAGGAAACAATTTATGGCTGAAAAGACATTAAAAACTCGTATTTTATTACGCAATGACAGTGCCGCAAATTGGGAAGCCAATAAAACAACTGTCCTAAAAAAGGGCGAAATTGGCATTGAAATTGATACTAATAAAATGAAAATTGGTGATGGTGTAACTGCTTATGGTAACTTAAAGTACTTTGGCGGTGAAGCTGCACTTAATTTTGAAGTATTTCCAAAAAATGATGAAACTGATGTTGCTGCTATTACTGCGGCTGTTGGCGATACTGAGATTCATAACGGTGATACCGCAATCGTGAAGCGCGATATTGCGAATGACAAGTCTTCTTATACTGCATATGTTTATGATGGCGAATGGAAGGCTATGGATGGCAATTATCGTGCTGACAATGTTTATTTTGATGAAGATTTAATTTATACTGCTAATATTGGTGTAAAGACTGTTCCTGGTTCTGGCTCTGGTACTATTGCTGCTGCTGGTAAGAATGTTGAAGAAGTTCTTAAATCTATTTTAGCAGAAGAAAAGAATCCTAATACAACTCAACCTGCTGCTAGTGTAACTGCTACTAATGTTGGTACTTTTGAAATTGGTACTAGCAAAAATATTAGTTATACCGCTAAATTAAGCGCCGGTTCTTATACATATGGTCCTAACACTGGTATTGTTGCTGGAACTGTTACTGCTACTTGTGATGGTAAGACTTTAACTGGTGCTACTGGTACTTTTGAAGGCGTAATTGCTGAAGCTACAGAAAAGAAAGTATCTGTTTCTATCGAACATGTCGCAGGTGCTACTCCTAAGACAAATTTGGGTAATGCTTATGAAGCAGGTAAAATTGCTGCTGGCACTAAAACCGCTACTTCTGCTGGCTTAAAAGGCGTTCGTTATATGTTCTGGGGTCCTATGACTTCTGATATTGAACTTAATTCTACTAATGTTCGTACTCTTGCTCATAAACAAGCTTAGGGTACTGGTACGTTAGATACATTCGGTGCTGGAGCTGGCGCCAAGAAAGTTATTGTTGCAGTTCCTACTGGTCGTAAGATTACGAAGGTCCTTATGCCAAGTGCTCTTAATGCTGATGTTACGGCTCTATTTGTTAAACAAGGCACTACTGTTAGTGTTGAAGGTGCTGAAGGCTATGCCGCAGCTCCTTATGATGTATATGTCTATCAACCTGCTTCTATTGACGCTGGTGAAACATATAGCGTTACGATTGGTTAATTTTGAAGGAGGAATAATATAGTATGGCTACTATTTTAAATGATGCTACTTATATGGGTTTCCCGCTTTCTATTAAGCGTGGTAATCCGGCTCCTGTTGATACTACCGCTGTATGGTATAATAAAACAGAGTTAGAAACTTATGCTGAATCTGGTGCTACAGCTTATGTTGGTCAGATTTTAACTTTAGTTGCAGATAATAAGTGCGAAGCTTATATGATTAGCAATGAAGCTGGCACATTAATTAAACTTGCTTCTACCACGGCTTCTGGTGACCTCGCTTCTGATGTTGCGACATTACAAAGTAAAGTTGCTTCTCTTATTAAAAAGGTTGGCGCAGCCAAAGAAGGCGAAACTGCAGCAACTGGCTTATACGCATTAATTGAAGCTGCCCAAAAGCAAGCAGATAAGGGCGTTGCCGATGCGAAAACAGCTGACGATAAGGCGGTCGCGGCGTAGGCTGATGTAGATGCTCTTGAAGTTGTTGTTGGTGCTGATGATACTGCGGGTCTTCGTAAGCGTATTAAAACTAATGAAGCTGCTATTGATGTTCTGAAGGGCACTGGTGAAGGCTCAGTCGCTAAGGCCGTTAGTGATGCTATTGATGATTTTGCTACCAAGGCTACTGATAATGATACTATTGATACCTTCAAAGAATTAGTTGACTGGGTCGCAAAGCATCCAGAAGTTGTTAATGGTTTAACTGGCGATATTAATAAATTAAAAGCTATTCTTAAAGGATTTGGTACTGCTGAAGGTCAATCTCCTGAAGTAAAGGCTTATATTGATAATGCAATTTAGGCACTTAAAATTGGCGATTATGCTAAAGCTGCTGATTTAACGGCTCTTGCGGCTCGTGTTGAGACTCTTGAAAGACTTCCTGCAGCTGGCATTACGGCTGAAGATATCGCCAAGTGGAATGCAAAACAAGATGCTGGCAATTTTGTTGATCAATCTGCTTATGATACTAAGATGGCCGCTCTTGACAAGGCTGATAGCGATAATGCAGCTGCTATTGCTGCTGTAGAATAGAAAGCTAATGCGGCTGTTGTTGCTAATGCAGGCATTGCCGCCGGAACAGCCACAAAAATTACTTATGACGCCAAAGGTCTTGTAACCAAAGGCGAAAATCTTTCTGCTTCTGATATTCCTACTCTTGGCATCTCCAAAATTGATGGTCTTCAAGATGCTCTTAATGGCAAACAGAATAATTTAACTTTTGATGGTGAATATAATTCTGGTACTAATAAAGCCGCTACAGTAAGTACGATCAATACTGCCGTTGATAATTTACGTCATACTCTTGGTGGTGAAGATGGTAGAACGGATGTTGACACTAAAGATAGTGAAACTATCCATGGTGCAAAGCTTTATGCGGATGAAGTCGGTAAGGCGGCTAAGGCTTATGCTGATAGTTTAGTTGGTGATGATTCTGCTATTGCTGGCCGTGTAACTGCTCTTGAAGGTAAGGTTGATGTAGCAAAAGTTAGTACTGCTATCTCTGATGCTAAAACCGAAGCTATTAATACCGCAGGTACTAATGCTGATACTAAAATTGCTACGGCTAAGACTGCTATCCTTGGTGAAGGGCATACAGGTACTGTAAAAGAAGCTTATGAACTCGCTGCGTCCAAGGCTACTATGAAAGAAGTCGAAGCTAAGGGCTATGCTGTTAAGACTGAAGTTGATACGGCTGTCGCTGATGCAAAGAAAGCTGGTACTGATGCTCAGGCTTCTATTAATGCATTAAGTGATAAAGTTGGCACCGTTCCAGCAGACAAGACAATTATTCAGATGATTGCCGATGCTCAAGCTGCTGCTACTTATGATGATAGCACTATTAAGGCAAATATTAAAGCTAATGCTGATGCTATTACCAAATTAAATGGTACAGATACTGTTGAAGGCTCTGTAGCTAAGAAAGTTAAGGATGCTGTCGCTGCTGAACAGGCACGCGCAGAAGGTAAGGAACAAGAAAATGCTACTACTATTGCTAGTGTTAAATCTCGTGTTGATACCTTCCTTGCCGACGCAGATCTTACTGCTAATGCTGTTGATACCTTAAAAGAATTACAAGATTATATTACAAATCATGGCACTGAAGCTGCGGGTTGGACGGCTAAAATTAGTGCAAATGAAGCTGCTATTAAAGCTGAAGAAACTCGTGCCACGGGTGTTGAAGGTACTCTTAATACTGCAATTACCGATGAAGCTGCTCGTGCAAAGGGTATTGAAAGTGGCTTAACTACTCGTCTTACTACTCTTGAAGGTGCTGACACTGTTGAAGGCTCTGTAGCAAAGACTGTTAAAGATGCTATTGACACCCTCAATATTACTCAGTATGCAAAAGACGCTGATGTTGTCAAGAAGGAAACTGGTAAGAGTTTAATCGCTGATACCAAGATTACTAAGCTTGATGGCATTGAGGAAAACGCTCAAGTTAATGTCATTGAAAAGATTAAGGTAGCAGGAGAAGAAATTAGTCCTGATACTGAAAAAGCTGTTAATATTCCATTAGCTACTGCAGCTCGTGCAGGTTTAATTATCAGTTCTGATGCTGAAAATGCTATTAGTGTTTCTGAGGCTGGCGTTGCTACTGTTAATACTTTAAATGTTAATAAATTAGTTCAAACCGCTGGTGATGAACTTATTCTTAATGGCGGTAATGCCTAATTAATATAAAATATAAGAGGAGGGATTAACCCTCCTCTTATTGCATATGGAGGATAAAAGATAATGGCAAATACAACATTTAATACTCGTATTAAATTAAAGTATGATACTCTGGCCAATTGGACTACTAATAAAACAAAAGTTTTACTACAAGGTGAAGTTGGTTTATGTTATGTACCTGCTGTAACTAATGGTACTACAACTACTGCTCCTACTGTATTGTTCAAAGTTGGTGATGGTACAACTACTTGGGAAAAATTACCTTGGGGTTCTGGTCTTGCTGCTGATGTATATGATTGGGCTAAAGCAGCTGCAAAGCCTTCTTATGATTATAGTGAGATTAAAAATACTCCCACTATGACTGTAGATACTAATACTACTTATAAATTAGTTCAAGATGGTACTGATAAGCATAAATTTACTTTACAAAGTAAAGAAAAGAATAATGAAGATTGGATTCCAGTATCTACTATTACTATTCCAGATAATAACAATAACCAAACTATTACCGTTGGATCTACTTCCTTTGGAACAGATGATGCTGTAAAGTTAGTAGCTGGTGATGGAATTACTATTACTCCTGATTCAACTGGGAAGACAATTACAATTACTGCTAGTAAAGTTGCTAATGCAACTCATGCTGATAATGCGACCAATGCTACAAGCGCTGGTAAAGTAGCTAATGCTTTAACCCTTCAAATTAGTGGTACTACTAAAGCCACATTTGATGGTTCTTCTGCAAAAACTTTTAATGTTACTGCAGCAGATCTTGGTCTTAGTTCAGCAATGCACTTTATTGGTACTGCTACTGTCGCAATTGCCGAAGATTCTAAAACTGATCCAGAAATCACTGGTTATACTTTTGCTAATGCTCAAAAAGGTGACGTAGTTCTTTATAACCATCTTGAATTTGTATGGGATGGCACTAAGTGGGAAAAACTTGGCGATGATAGTTCTTATGCTTTAAAAACTATTACTGCTACTGCTACTGATGATGATGTAGTAGTTTTAACTGGCACTTCTGGTTCCAATGGTGTTACTTTTGATGCTAAGCACGCTAAAAAAGGTCCGACAGGTGGCGCAACTAAGGGCGCAACCGCGGATGTAAGTGTTTCTGGTTATGGAACCAGTAAGACTATTAAAGTTCCAAAAGTCACAGTTGATGAATATGGGCATACTACTGGTTTAGCTGAATAGACTTTAACTATTACAATGCCAAACGCGCCAACTCTTCCTGTAGCTGCTACTGCTGCTCCTTAGAATTTAGGTACTGCGGTAGTTGGTACTTCTACCAAATATGCTCGTGAAGACCATGCTCATAAGATGCCAACTTTAAATGAAATTAATGTAAATACTACTACTAATTACGTCATCTTTGACTGCGGAAGTTCTACAGTAAATATTTAATTATAAGTCCCTCTTAATTGAGGGACTTATTTTTTTTTGGACTAAAATATGCAATTATATTATTTAAAATTTTAATATATTTTAGAGAATAATAAGTTTGAAATTGATAACTTATTTATTATAATCTTTACTCTTTTGGAAATAGATGATTGAGGAAGATATTTAATATAGGGAAATAAATATCTTTACATCTATTTTTAAAGATATTTATTTCCCTATATTTTTATTTAAGGAGGAAATAGAATGGCTAATAAAACATTCCAAGGCCGTATTATCCAAAAGCACGATACAGAAGCTAATTGGAAAAAAGCAACTAATTTTGTTCCCTTAAAAGGCGAAATTATTGTTTATGATGATTTAAAAAAAATAAAAATAGGTGATGGAGCTACTAAAGTAGGAAGTCTTACTTTTATTAATGATTTAGACACTTTAGCCACTATAGCTAAAACAGGCAGTTATAACGATTTAAAAAATAAACCTACCATTCCAGTCACGTCGGTAAATGGCCAAACTGGTGATGTGACAATTGAAGTTGGAGGCAATGTTGATTCAGTCAATGGCAAAACAGGTGTAGTTGTATTAAGCGCGGCTGATGTCGGCGCATTACCCAACACAACTGTAATACCTGACAAGACAAGCCAATTAGACAATGATAGTGGTTATATCACAAATAGCGCATTGACTGATTATGCCAAAAAGACAGAAATCCCGACAAAGACCTCTGAGCTGACGAACGATTCGGGCTTTATCACAGAAGACGACCTTACGAAGGCTACAGATGAGCAGCTCGGAACGATAAAGACGAACACCGCAAAAGGCATTAAGCTTAACAACGATGGACAGCTTGAAATCGCGGGCATCCTCGGCGCAACGAACGACGGTGGCCTTTTTTCCCCCTCTTCTGTCACGCCCAAGAACGTTTTAGCGGGTTCGCTCCTCGTGACAGAGGCAAGCGGGACACAGCTTGGCAAGAAGTCGCTTTCAGTGACGACGGGAATGACTACAACGCTTTTGGGTTCACATCCTGCAGGTTCGACATCTTACAGAGTAACAAACAACTACGCAAACAGAATAATGCTTGCGGCGTTTGTTGGCGGTAGGGCCTGTCTTAACGAGAACAGCGCAAAGGATGGCACTGTCGCTATAACGAGTATAACGATAGACGGCAGCGAATACACCCCGGGTTCAGAGAGCACATCGACAAGCCCCATCATCATAGCCTTAGAGAGCAGCATAAACCCGAACGCGTCGACGGCATCGATTAGGCTTTATCCCTCTCAGGCCGGCTTTTCGAACCTTCTGTTCGGTATCGCAGGTGTTCCGAACAACAGCAGCGGCTACAGCCTTGTAGGCGGACAGCCCGCACTGAACAGATCGAACGCAAGCGCAGTAATCGGAAATAAGCTTTACAACACGGGCAACAGTTCCCTTCTTTCGGGCCGTGAGCACATAAACACCAAGCAGAACGCATTTCTTGCAGGACAGGGACACGACACCACAAACGGCGCCGATTCAGTCGCAGCCGTTGGCAGGTTCGCAGACATCAAGGGCACCACACGCTTTGCCGTTGGCATCGGGTCCTCTTCTACGAACAGAAAAAACGCGTTCGAGGTGAACGCAGACGGAACGGCTACACTTGCGAAGGCACCTGTAAACGACATGGACGTCGCAAATAAAAAATATGTTGATGATTAGATAGCAGCAAATAGTTCATAGAATGCTGATAGTATGGCTACTGAAATACAAAATCATATTGCAGACACTAATATACATATTACTGCGGACGAAAGAACTAAATGGAATGCCGCGGCAACTATGCCTTCCGGTGCCTATGTTGGTAGTTATACTGGAGACGGAAGCTTAAACAAAACATTAACTTTTAATTTTAAACCAGCTGTAGTTATGATTGCAGGAGATCTAGATGGTCCTTCATCCGCAATAGGAATTTATGGATTCAAATATCTTATGAATGATAGAAATTCGTCAACAGTTTCTTGGACTAATAATAGTTTTACAATAACTCTTAATTAGTATTCGAGGACAGCCTATAATTCTAATAATGTTACTTACTATTATATTGCGATCCCAGCAATGAATTAACAAATAAGGAGGAAATATATAAATGACTTTAACAAGTATGAATAAACAAGTATCCTCATTAATAATTAATAAGGTACCATCTGAAGGTGTATACTAGCAGATGGTTGCCTAGAATTTAATAAATGATAATGAAATATATATCGTGCAAGATAATAATAAATCTGGCGTTATTACAATTAGAGAAATCCCCGCTGTCACTGCCTCTGATAATGGAAAATTCCTGCGAGTAGTAAATGGGGCATGGGCGGCTGTTGCAATAGCAGATGCAAACGGGGTGAAATTTTAATGGCTGAATATTTAACTAATACAACTGATTTAACTTCAGTAGCTAATGCTATTAGGACAAAAGGCGGCACAACTGAGTTATTAACTTATCCGGATGGATTTGTGGCAGCCATTCAGGCAATTCAGACTGGTGTTCCACTGCAAATTGCTGTCGCGACGAATGCCGGCGCAACTGTTACAGCTACGAAGGGCAGTAAGACAGTTTCTGGCACAGCTGATACGAGCGGACATTGCACGCTAACAGTTGACGAGGCGGGAACGTGGACTGTAACAGCGGCTACAGCGAGTACAACAAAAACGTCTGATGTTGTAGTCGGGATAAGCAATGTGGACTTACTCCCAGTTGATTCTGTATTGAACAACAATAGCTGGGCAACTATCAAGAAAGTATCTGACGCGGGACAGGGTGCAAACTATTGGAGCATCGGCGATCGAAAGGCGGTCACGCTTAACGGCACGGTCGGAAAGCTCTCGCTCTCGAATGTCACGACCTACGCTTTCATTATCGGGTTTAACCATAACGCAAGCGTCGAGGGTGCAAACCGCATCCATTTCCAACTTGCAAAGACCGCGCTCTCCGGCGGTAAGGACGTTTGTTTCTGCGACAGTTCCTATGGCTCGAACATTTGGACAACCGGCTATTTCTCCATGAACAGCAGTCGAACGAACTACGGCGGATGGAAAAGCTCTCAAATGCGTACAAACATTTGCGGGACGAGCCTCTCGAGCTATTCCGGGACGATTATCGCAGTCATTCCGGCGGCGCTCCGTGCCGTCCTCAAGTCCGTTACCAAGTACACGGACAACACCGGCGGCGAAAGTACGGCGGCGAGTGCAGTCACAGCGACAACGGATTACTTTTTCCTCCTCTCGGAGTTCGAGGTTTTCGGTATCGCTTCCTACGGAAACACGAACGAAAAGAACAAACAAGCGCAGTACGCCTATTATTCCGCCGGGAACAGCAAAATCAAGTACAAGCACAACGGAACGAGTATCGCCGCTACTTGGTGGCTCCGTTCTCCGTTTGCGAGCGACTCCGACTTTTTCGTGTATGTGAACACCGCTGGGACAGTCGGCTACACCAACGCGGACGCTTCCCTCGGCTTCGCGCCCGGCTTTTGCGTATGAGGGACAAGCACATGGAGTATATCGTATATAAGCGTTTCCGTGGAGCAGGAATAGATGGGGAGTTTAATCTCCGGTACGGAACGGCTGTAACGGAAGACGGAGGATTCCTAACCGCGCCGGACGGTAGACGGATATGCGCTGCGACGTCGGAAAACGGATGGGAGCATTTCAGACCGAACACGCAGGAAGGTGCCGAGCGGCAGAAAATGCTGAACGATCTGTACCGCTGGTACACGAAAAACGGCTGCGGTGAAGACTTTACGGATGAAAAATGGCCGGGGCAGGAAAATGGGTATTGGAAAAATCGGTTGCGTACCGCAAGTACAGGCCGGCTGAAACAAATATACGCGGAAAAGATCGGAGGGAAAGCATGTTTGACGGATATGCAGACAGTGTAATCCCGATAAGCCCATATCCGAACAGAACCGGCGTTAGTGCACTGAAGCAAGTGGGTGTAGCAACTGCTTCCGATGCAAGTACGAATGGAGGTGGCTTTTAATGGCCGAATATTTGATAAATGCAACTGACCTGACAAAGGTTGCATCGGCGATCAAGGAGAAAGGTGACACATCTGCTCCGTTAGTATATCCGGGAGGCTTCGTGTCGGCTATTCAGGCAATTCAGACTGGAGCTTCATTACAGATTGTTGTTGCTTCTACTGCAGGTAGCACCGTGACGGCAGTCCAAGGCGATATCAGCATAACTGGAACTATTGGAGCAAATGGTATTTGCACACTGATTGTTCCAAAACCTGGCACTTGGACTATTACATGCACAAAAGATGGCAATAGTGCGAGCAAAGATGTAATCGTCAAAGCAGTATATCCGATTGAGATTGTTATCCTTAGTCCACCGAAGAATTGGACTTCAATTACTCTTCCTAGCACGGCAACAGCTCCAATGTTGTCTATTGCATACGGAAATGGGAAATTTGTCTGTTTTGATTACAGCTATACGCAGGTGCCTTTCTATTCTAGCGATGGCATCAACTGGACAAAATCGTCTTTACCAATTTTAAGTAGCGAGCGATATTTTGATGCAGTCAACGTACGTTACTGCCATGATCGGTTTATTGCAGTGGGGCGTTCTGGTGGCAGTTCTGGTGCACTCTTCTATTCTCTAGATGGCGTTACTTGGAGTCGTGTTGGCTTATCTTATGATGTTCGGACTTACTCTCCTTGCTATGGTAATGGAAAATACGTGGTTATGGGTGACGGTTGGCGTTTCTTTTATTCAACCGACGGTGTACACTGGACTGCGAACACTATGCCCGGGAGTAATACCGAGAATTGGGATGTCGCGTTTGGGAATGGTAGATTTGTTGCTGTAAAAAATGTTAGTGCTAGTCTTGATAGTAGTAGTGCTTATGGTAACCAGGCAGCGTATTCCGAAAACGGCGTGAATTGGACTGAGGTTACATTACCGATTAAATCGGAGTGGAATGCTATTGCTTTTGGAAATGGAAAATTTGTAATTAAAGATTGGTACAATCATCGTCGCATCCTATATTCCGAAGACGGCGAGAATTGGACTCAAGCTACAATTCTCAACTCCGGAATCACTGAAGATTTCTCTAGTCTCTTTTATGTAAATGGTCTATTTATGATCACAACTGATAACAATGAATTACTCTATTCCGAAGATGGCGCCAACTGGATTGTCTCCCTGAAGGCGTTACCCAGTGAACTTCATGACATTGCTTATGGCAATAATAAGTATGTCGCAACAATGGGTGATACTATTTATACTGCATAAAATAGTTTTGTATAGAATAAGAAGAAAGTGATATCACTAATATCCAGGGATATAATGGTATTTCTGAGAAAAGAAATAGTTCACACAAATATTTACTAATATTATTACCATTTACACTGGGATTACAGCGATCCTAGTGTTTATTATCATAATATGATAATGGAAAGTTAATACATAATTTTATTCTTATCAAAATTATAACTAATATTTATGGTTTATGGAATAAAATAAATAAAGTATTTTATAAAAATGCTAAAATAGTGTTATATTGCTACTTTGATTGGCTGGTATAAAATAAAAAGGGTATGGGCAAAATAGATGATATAATTTAAAAGTAAGATTTATAAAAAGGAAATAAATAATTATAAAAAAAAATTACTTTTAAATTGGTCTCATCTGATGATAATTTATTGATATAATTAAAAAGTTCTTTTTTATAATTTATAAAAATTTGATTTTTTAAAAAATTTATGATATAATATTTATAGAAAGTTAAGAGAGATATAAATTATATTTCTCTTAATATGCCGGCATAGCACAGTTGGTAGTGCAATTGATTTGTAATCAATAGGTCGGGGGTTCGAATCCGTCTGCCGGCTCCATTGTCCAAAAGACAAGAATAATTGAATAAAAAAAATATGTGAAAAAGGTGTTTATAATATGGAATATTCTCTGGATAAGTATAAGTATTTTAAGTTCAATGATGCTAATGGTAAGGTAACTATTTCTGCGGTTTCTACTTATGGTGGTCGTACTGTAAAGGGTTATGCTAAGTGCGATCCTCGTGATACTTATGACTTTGAAGCTGGTAAGCGTCTTGCGGCAGCTCGTTGCAATCAGAAGGTTGCTCAGAAGCGTGCTCGTAGAGCAGCAACTAAATTTGCTGAAGCAGAAAAGCAGTTGCGTGCAGCAGAAGCTTATTATGATAAAATGGCAAATTATTTTAATGAAGCATCTGCCAGTGCTTCTTTTGCTACTAATGAAGTAAATTGCCTCGTATCCGAAATGTAATATAATAGGGGAAAGACTTTTTCCCCTTATTTAATTATAAGGAGGAAGAAGATATGAAAACTAAATCAATGGCTTATAATCGTGATGTTTCTTTTAGAAAAGCAATACATAGACGTAGAATAAGTCGTTATTGGTGTTGGCGTCCCAGTTATGGCGATTATTATAATAATCTTCATCAATACAGTAAGAATAAAATTCATTGTTCATGTCCTGATTGTTCTCCAAAAACTCGCAATAAAGGAAAGAGAAAATCTTCATGGAATAGAGCAATTAATTGGAAAATCTCTGATTTGCGTAAGATTGAAAAATTGGAATTCGAGTTAAAAGAATTTATTTGATTTTTAATAAAAAATAATGTATAATATATATACATAATAAAGAAAAAGACTTTAACAGCAAAGAAATGGACAGTAAATCCGTCGCAAATGCTACGCAGGTTCGAATCCTGCCCTCCCCACCACTATATGGTGGAGGTAGGGAAGCGGTTAAACCCAACGGAACCAAACCAAATAAGTCTTGTTTAGATAAAAATATTTATTTGATTTTTAATAAAAAATAAAGTATAATATATATAGAAGTTAAAGACTCTTACAGCAAAATTTATAATACCTGTTATTTTAGAGCTGGTTAATAGAGTTGAGTCTTGTGGGATATATGCCGCTGTGGTGGAATGGCAGACACAAGGGACTTAAAATCCCTCGATAGAAATATCATACGGGTTCAAGTCCCGTCAGCGGCACCACAAATTTGACTTTTAAAAAATTTTTTGTTATAATATTTATACAAAATGCGGGATTGGTGTTTAACGGTTAGCATCCCGGTCTTCGTTTTATTAGTTTAAGTAAAACTTTTGGGTACATTTTGTTAATTAACTGAGTTCGATTTTTAATATTAATAGGAGGAATAAATAATGTCTATTGGTATTTATAAAATCACTAATTTAATTAATGGTAAAAATTATATTGGTCAAAGTATTCATATAGAATAGCGATGGTTGGAACATTGTCGTAATTCTACAAAAAGTTTAATTGGTTAGGCTATAAAGAAATATGGTAAAGAAAATTTTTCTTTTCAAATTCTTGAAGAATGTAATTAGAATGATTTGAATAAAAAAGAATCTTTTTACATTTAGTAGTATAATTCTATTAGTCCTAATGGATATAATATTGTTTTAGAATCTGAATCTTAGAATTAGATATTTTTGAATTATTCACCTAAATTATTATTAGATATTTTAAATGATATTGAAAATACTTCTTTATCATTTAAAGAAATAGCTGATAAATATGATTTAGATTTAAGTATGATTTATTATTTAAATCGAGGAGATTATCATACTTAGGATAATAAAAAATATCCTTTAAGACAAGTTCAAGATTTAACTAAAAAATCTTATTATTGTATTGATTGTGGAAAAGAAATTTCTAAAGGGGCAACTCGTTGTATAGAATGTAGTCATAAAATTCAACAAGTGTGTATTCATCCTGATAGGGATACATTAAAATAGTTAATACGAAATAAATCTTTTGTAGATATTGGAAAAATGTATAATGTTTCAGACAAAGCTATTGTCAAATGGTGTATTAAATATAATTTACCATCAAAAAAGAAATTAATAAAAAGTTATGATGATGAAATGTGGCTAAAAATTTGAGTTCAAATCTCATATAAGACACCACAAACCGGTGGTGGGAGTTCGAATCTCCTATCTCGCTCCATATTTTAATTAGATATACTTATATCTTTGGCTGGCGTCTAATTAAAATACTATGAAGAGCCATTCAGCAATTATTCTATTTTATTATAGTACTAAAAAGGATTCAAGTTTTTACAATGGCTATCAAAACATAGTGATTAAATTAATATTGTAAGGCTCTTGATTATTATATTATGGTATTAATGGAAAACTATTGAGATAGTCGCTATATTATTTTAACTGCCCTCTTAGGAGAAGATTTATAAAATTCAGATTTTTATAAAGTGAAGAGCGGTACAATTAAAATTTAATACTGTTATAAAGGCACTATCAGCAATTTTATTTATAAATTATTTTTAAATTATTTTTTAAAGCTAGAAAAATAAACAAATAAATTGTGCCTTGTTTTTTATGCGCCGCTAGCTCAGGTGGTAGAGCACCACACTTTTCACACAGGAGAAGAAAGTATTTTCTAGGAGGTGAGTTAATGTTAAATACTCATTTTCGTGGGGAAATTACAGAACTTCAAGTAGCTGAAGCTTTTTTATCACAGGGGTATCAAGTGTGTAAGCCATTAGTATCAGATAGTAGATATGATTTTATTGTTGATATTCATCATAAATTATATCGTATCCAAGTAAAAACATCTTCTTTAAGTGTTGATGGAGATTATATCGAATTTAGAACTGAATCTTCTCATACTAATACTCAAAAAACAGTATATCATTCATATTCTGCGGAAGATGTTGATTATTTTGCAACAATTTATAACCATCAATGTTATCTTGTTCCCATAGAAAAAATTGGTAATCGTTCTTTTAGATTACGATTAAAACCTACAAAAAATGGTCAAATAAAAAATATAAATTTTGCAGAAAATTTTAAACTTGAAAATACTTTCATCAAATGACTGAAAAATGTGGGTGTCCGGAGTTCGAGTCTCCGGCGGCGCACCACAATGGAAGAGATACCTGCCATGCTTGGACGGCAAAAGAAGGTGTTGAATGTAATCGAGAAACATTCCGTTGGTTCTTAGGGGAGCGACGTAATAGGGAAACCCGAGGTTTGAGTTACCTTGTCCAAACGCTATGTATAGTCAAAGTCTAGGCAACAAGGTTTTATATGGGGCTATAGCTCAGCTGGGAGAGCGCCTGCCTTGCAAGCAGGAGGTCAAGGGTTCGATTCCCTTTAGTTCCACCAATTTTGGTAAGATACTCAAGTGGTTTAAGAGGACGGTCTGCAAAATCGTTATTTCGACAGTTCGAATCTGTCTCTTACCTCCAAGAGTATGAAAATACTCTACACAAATAGGTATTTTATACCTCATAATTCAAAGGAGATAAAGTAATGAAGAAAATTATTGCTGTTATTCTTGCTGTTATTATGATTATGTCTTTGGCAACTGTTGCATTTGCTGCAAATAGTTTCACTGATATTTCCAATAGTAAGAATAAGGAAGCCATTGAGACACTTTATGAACTTGGTGTAATTGATGGCTATAGTAAGACTAAATTTGGTCCTAAGCTAACTTTGAGTCGTGCTGAAGCTTGTGCGGTTATGGTTCGTGCGCTTTATGGTGATAAGATTGTTTATTGGACTAATAGTTTTACTGATGTGCCTGTTAGAGCGTGGTATGCTCCTTATGTTGATGTTGCTGTTTATTATGATATTATGCATGGACATAGTGCTACTACCTTCGCTCCTGATGAAGATATTACCTATGACCAGATGGCTACATTGGTGTTAAATGTTCTTGGTTATAATGCTCCTCAGTTAAGTGGCACTTGGCCTGAGAATGTAAAAAGAATTGCTAATATTCTTGGACTTTATGATAATACAAGTAGATTTGTGCTTGGTTCTGATGCTATTACCCGTGAAGATGCCTGTCAGATGCTTTATAATGCCCTCGATTGCTCTGTTGTTGAATATGTAAGAGGTCGTATTGTAGAAACTGATCAGACTCTTTATGAAGTAATGGGATTTGATTATGAACCAGAATATATTTATACTACTGGTATTATTACAGACCTCGTTGATGTAAGTGATTATTATCACACTAATACTTATTATTATCTTATCACATTAAATGATTATAATACTTATTTTGTAAATAGCGATACTAAACTTGATGTTAAGGATTATATTGAAATTTATACTGATAAGAAAACTATTTATCATAGTGATTATCTTTGGGCTGTTTCTTATATTGTAAAAGCTATTATTCCTGTTGAACCTACTAAACCTGATGTAGAAGGTACTATTTCTTATATTGGTGAAAATAATTATGTAATGGATGATTCTAAAGAAGTTTATACTGAAATTGAAATTAATGATACTACTTATTTTGTTTTAAATACTTCTTTTAAGACTATTCCTCATATAGGTGATACTATTTCTCTTAAGCTTTATAAAGAGCTTAAAGATGAGGGTAAAACAATAAATCTTTATAAAGCAGAACTTCATTTGAGTTTTACTGAGTAATTAATTTAAAGGACTGAAGAAATTTCAGTCCTTTATTTTTTTTTTGTATTTTTATAAAAAATATGTTATAATATATTTATAGAATAAAGAAGAGAAATAACATGAAAAAAATCTTAATTGATGCTCCTCTTGAATATGTAGCCGGTCATTTACGTTATGGTCATTTAGAAGGAGTTATAGAAGTACCTGATGAAGAGTTTGAAAAATTTAAAGAAAATCCAATTGATTTTCTTTATGATAATGAATACATAGATGAATTAGACCTTTTAATTGACGATTGGGAGATTGATGATTGCGGTCCAATTGATTGTGTTAATTGGGAAGAATGCTCTTAATTGATTTTATAAAAAATAAATGATATAATATATATGTAAGATAAAGAAAGAAATCAAAAATAAATTTTTCCTCTTGTCCAAGAGGAGTCAAAGTGAAAAAGGAGAATTAATATGAATACTTTCATTAACGGTCTGACCTCTGCTACTAACTTCGCTTATACTGAAAATGGCGCTATTACGCATAAGACTACTAAGTCTGATCTGCTTGATATGTTTGCTATGGGCGCAGCGATGCGAAATCGTAGCGATGAAGATGTTCTTTTGATGTTTAATAAGGCATATAAGGAGAATCCTGAGTATGCACTGAAGTGCCTGTTTTATATTCGTGATGTGCGTGGCGGTCAGGGCGAGCGTCGTTTCTTCCGTGTGGTCATGCGGAATCTGGCTCGTCTGGATACTGATGCTGTCATTCGTAATATGAAGTATATTCCTGAGTTCGGTCGTTGGGATGACCTTTATGTTTTTGAAGGTACTCCTGCTGAGAAGGAAGCATTTACTGTTATTAAGGACCAGTTGGCTCTTGATGTCCAGTGTAAGACTCCTTCGCTGCTGGCAAAGTGGCTGAAGTCTGAGAATACGAGTTCTTCTGAGTCTCGTCGTCTGGCAACTAAGACTCGTCGTTACCTGAATATGACTTCTCGGCAGTATCGTAAGACTCTCTCTATCCTGCGTGAGCGCATTAACGTTCTTGAACGTTTGATGTCCGCGGGTAAGTGGGATGAGATTGAATTCGATAAGATTCCTTCTCGTGCCGGCATGATTTATAAGAATGCTTTTGCTCGTCATGACCTTGAGCGTGCTAAGGCAGGAGCACAGACTTATGAAGCATTTGCTAAGGATACTACGACCAAGGTTAATGCTAAGGCTCTGTATCCGTATGAATGTGTCCATGAGGCTATTAATCTGATGGGTTTTGGTCCTTATGGTGCTTCGGTCGCGCTGGACAATACGAATCGCCTTATGGTAAATAAGTATTGGGATAATCTGGCAGACTATTTCAAGGGTCAGCCGTTCAATGGTATGGCTATCGTAGATACTTCGGGTTCTATGTATGGCACTCCTATTGAAGTAGCTATTTCTCTGGGCCTGTACTGTGCTGAAAAGGCACATGGTCCGTTCGCAAATCATTTCATCACTTTCTCTAGCAATCCTACGTTTGTGAAGACTGATGGTGTTGATTTCTGCGATAAGGTCCGCCGTATGGGTGCTGCTGATTGGGGTGGCTCTACTAATGTGGAAGCCGCGTTTGATCTGATGCTGAAGGTCGCACTTCAGAATCAGTGTAAGCAGAGCGATATTCCGGAGAATCTGATTATCATTAGTGATATGGAGTTCAATGCTTGTGTCACTTCTGGACCAGTTTCTACGGATCGGTGGTATGGCTACGGCACTCGTGTTTCTGACCCGGATACTTTGTTCGAGTCTATGGCGAAGAAGTGGAAGACTTATGGCTATGAAATGCCTCATCTTATCTTCTGGAATGTTAATGCTCGTCAGAACAACATTCCTATGATGGATAACGGTAGAGTTAGTTATGTTTCTGGCTTCTCTCCTTCTATCTTTGAGACTATCCTTTCTGGAAAGACTGGAATGGATTTAATGTTTGAGAAGCTTGACTCTCCTAGATATTCCGTAATCCATTAAGGATATGCGGTTGCCCCGTCTTATCGGTCGGTGAGGCGGGGTTTTTCTACTCTAATGTTAAAAATTTTGGACGAAACACGATATCGTGTCTATAATGATTTTTATATCATATAGAAGGGAGCGATAAAAATGCCAAAATTAATTGATTTAACTGGTAAAGTATTTGATAAATTAACCGTGCTTGAAAAAGCACCATCCCGTGCTCGTCATGTATATTGGAAATGCCAATGTGAGTGCGGTAATATAGTAGAAGTATCCGCAGAGTCTTTGAAAAGAAATATTCCTCACGATTGCGGATGTATAAAATTACAACTTCAAAAGGAGAAAGAACAAGCCAAAGAAGATAAACTAAATTATTTGGTTGGTAAAAGATTCGGCAGATTGGTTGTAGAATCTCGCACAGAAGAACGTCAAAACGGAAGCGTAGTATGGAAATGTAAATGTGATTGCGGCAATTATAAAAATGTGCCAACTCATTCTTTACAAAACAATCATACTCAATCCTGCGGTTGTCTTATTAGAGAAGTTCAAGGAATAGACATTACAAATCAAAAATTTGGAAAGCTTACTGCTTTATATCCAATAAAAAGCGATTCATCAAGCCTTATGTGGCATTGTAAATGTGAGTGCGGAAATGAATGTGATGTAAATGGTTCATTTTTGCGTCGTGGTCTTACTCAATCCTGTGGCTGTATTTCTTCTTCAATTGGAGAAACAAATATTCAAATGATTTTACAAGCAAATGATATTGAGTATAAGAAAGAATATACTATAAAAGAAATTGGTAATTTACGATTTGATTTTGCTTTATTGGAAAATGAAAAAGTAGTAAGACTAATTGAATTTGATGGTATTCAACATTTTACTTCTCGTAGCGGAGTATGGAATGATACAGAAGATGATTTACAGAAACGCCAAGAGCGAGATAATAGAAAAAATAAGTGGGCGATAGACAATAATATTCCATTAGTGAGAATACCTTATTGGGAAAAAAGATAATATTACAATGGAAATGATTATGGGAGATAAATACCTGGTGCGGTAATTGCCGTGCCAGGTTCTTCCGATCGGCTGACCAGGAAACTGCAACTAATTTGACTTTTATATAAATTTATGTTAATATATTTATATAAGGAGGGAAAATATGAAAAAATATACTGATTTAGGTTTAATTATATTTGATATTATTTTTACTTTTATTTTTCTAATTAAAGGATATTGGATTTTTGGAGCAATGTCTATAATTTGTGCCATTTGTGAGAGTATTAATTATTATAAATCATATTTTTATAATAAATCAAAAAATAATATATCTTATGATAGAAAAGCTTAATACTGAGCGTTACGCTTGTATTAAGTAATTTTATATAAAGGAGAGGAGAAATCCTCTCCTTTTAAGGAAAGATTTAATGAAAATATTAAATAGTCGTATATAGTTAAGACGTGATACATATGAAAATTGGGTATAGTATAATCCAATTCTTTTAAACGGTGAATTAGGATGTGCTGTTTATCGCGATGGCACAACAGAAATTCGCATAGGTGATGGTAAATCTCATTTTATAGAATTACCAAGATTTGTAGCGTCTGATTGTCCAGAAGAAAAGAATACAGATAAAATAGAATATATTGATTTTGATAAAATATGAGGTATTAAATATTTATGAGTGAAAGTATGATGCAGAAAGATTTGGTTCTTTCTATTAATGAATATGCTTATGTTCTTGACAGAACCAAAGGCAATGTTCTTTGTCATGTTGGTCCGACTAAGACTTCTTTGTCTCAGTCTGATGAACTTGTTCGCTTTGATTCTAAGAGCAAGAGATTTGTTCCTTGTTCTTATTCTGATGCTATTTCTCTGTTTGCTTCGGCGCCTGAGAATTGGTATCTAGTTCTGAAAAATCCTACTTCTAATGGCCGTCGTCCAACCGCTGGAACCTCTAATAATCTTCCAGAAGATATTCAGGTTGGTCGTAAAATTAATATTCCCGGCCCTGTCTCCTTCGCACTTTATCCGGGTCAGATGGCTAAGGCTGTAAAGGGTCATGCGCTCCGCACTAACCAATATTTGCTGGCTCGTGTATATGATGCCCAGTCCGCGATTGCGGAAGGTGGCAAGGTTCTTGATGCTGAGGGTAATGAAATTGTCCCTGAAAACCGCAATTATGTAAATGGTCAGATTCTTGTTATTAAGGGTACTGATATTTCTTTCTATATCCCTCCTACTGGTATTGAAGTAATTCCTCTCCAGAATCAGGATAAGAATGGTTATATTCGTGACGCTGTTACTCTTGAACGTCTTGAATATTGTATTTTGAAGGATGAAAATGGTAATAAGCGTTATGTTCATGGTCCGAAAGTTGTGTTCCCTGAGCCTACTGAAAATTTTGTAACTTCTCCTAAAGGTGGTTATATTTTCCGTGCAGTTGAACTTTCTCCGATTTCTGGTATTTATGTAAAGGTTATTGCTGAATATTCTGATGATGATGGTACTGTTCATCCTGTTGGTGAAGAGCTTTTTATCACTGGTAAGGAACAGATGATTTATTATCCTCGTCCTGAGCATGCTATCATTAATTATGATGAGAAGATTCTTCATCATGCTGTTGCTATTCCAGAAGGCGAAGGCATTTATGTGATGAATCGTCTTAATGGTAAGATTGAAACTATTAAAGGTCCGGCAATGTATCTACCTGATCCTCGTACTGAAGTCGTTGTTAAGCGTAAGTTGAGCGCGCATGAGTGTGAACTGTGGTTCCCCGGTAATAAGCAGGCTCTTGAATATAATGCTGGTCTTACTGAGAAGGCTTTGGAAAAAGCTATTGCTAAGAGTGTAAAGGCTGCTACTTCTAATCTTGATAGTACAGCTGCTTATAGTATTTCCAATAGCGTAAATAATATTAACCGTGAGTTCCAGACTCTTGCTTATCTTGAGACTAATGCTGGTATTTCTCGTGGTACTTCTTACACTAAGCCGCGTACTATTACTATTGATAATAAGTATGATGGTGTTGTCAGTCTGAATATTTGGACTGGTTATGCAGTTAATGTTGTATCTAAGAATGGTACTCGTAAGGTTGTTCGCGGTCCGCAAACTATTCTACTTGATTATGATCAGACTCTTGAAGAGCTTCAGTTGAGCACTGGTAAGCCTAAGACAACTGATAGACTTGAAAAGACCGTATACCTCCATTATGAAAATAATAAGGTTTCTGATTATATTAATATTGAGACTAAGGATTTCGTACAGGCTGTAGTTAAGGTTTCTTATTGTGTGAATTTTGATCCCACTTATATGGATAACTGGTTCTCTATTGATAATTATATCAAGTATCTTTGCGATAGAGAGCGTTCTCTAATTAAGCGTGAAGCAAAGAAATACACAATTGAAGAATTCTATCAGAATTATTCTGAAATTGTTCGTAATGTAGCTATTGATGCTGCTAGACCTACGAAGAAGGATAAGGATAATAGCGATCGTCATGAAGGTAGATTCTTCCGTGAGAATGGTATGTATGTAAAGGATTGTGAAGTTCTTTCCATTGATGTAGAAACCGATATTGCGGAAATCCTTGAGCAGCATCAGCGTGAAATGGTTGAGAAGGGTCTTGAACTTTCTGATGCCGAAGCGCGTGTAAAGGTTGCTGAAGCTTTGTTCGAAGCAGAAAAGAAAGAAAATGAACTGGCGAGCACTAAGTTGATTAATAAGATGAATCTTCAGGGTGAAGAGGCTCGTCGTAAGTTGGATATTCAGAGTGAAGTTAATCGTAAGCAGGAAGCTGAAAAGCTGGCAGCTAAGCAGACCGAGAAGGATATGCAGGTTCTTATTGATGCTATCCATGAAGCTGACTTGGCTCGTAAGCAGAAGGATGCTGATATGAGATTGGTTCAGGCACAGAATGAACTTGGTATCCAGCAGGCAAAGCAGAAGAGTTATGCCGATACTGTTGCTAAAATTATGAATTCTATTAGTCCTGATCTTGTAGCAGCGCTTACTTCTCAGTCTAATGCTCAGGTTATGGAAACTATTGCTAATGCGGTCGGTCCTTATGCAATTGCTAATGGCGAATCTATCGCAGATACTGCTAATAAGCTATTGCGTGGTACAAGTCTTGAGGGTATCCTTAAAGACGCCGTAGCTAAGGAATAAAATAATTTAATATAAAAATAAGCTCCTTTGATTAATTTCAAAGGAGCTTATTGATTTTTTTATAAAAATATGTTATAATATTTATAGAAAATTGAAAGGATGGTAAAAATTCATGGAAAAGCGTGAAATGGTCATTAAGATTCTTAAAGAGAGTGGTACTCTTACTGCTAAGCAAATTTCCGCGTTTGCTAAGCGCAAGCATAATTTTGATATTACTCCGCAGAGTGCTTCTGGTGTTATGAGATATCTAGTATCCCATGGTATGGCTGGTAGCTCTAAAGACGAAAATAATCAAACTCGTTATTGGCTTAATTCTATGGATTGGAAAGCTATGAAAGATGATGAAAGCTTTTAATGAATTAAAACCTTGTCCTTTCTGCGGATTTATTCCAGAACACTAAAGAAAGGGAAGAAAAAGATGATTCATAAAATGATTGGATGCTCAGAAGAATGTTTACGATTAGCATGCTGTGATTTCTGTAGATATGTTATTCAGGATTATTTTTTTAATGAAGATAAAGATGGAAATATGCAGATTGTGAATGGCGGACCTAATGGTTGTTCTCTTCATAAAGATAAAGAGCATCAAAATATTGCTAAAAATTGCGGCCATTGTCAAGATTTTCATTGCGTTAATGCAACTGAAGATAATAAAGATAACTGGATTGTAAAGGAGTTCGCGGATGAAGAGCATTAGGACATGGCTTCAACTTTATGAGAAGCTTGGTAAACAGCCTCTTTTCAAGACAAGAGACAAAAGAATTATTTTAAAGAAAAATAATAAAGTAATTCCATTACATTTAGTATATAATGAGAATGGAACGGATTGGTGGCTTGAGGAGGAAGATAATAATGAAGATTTGGGTAGATGATCTGCGACCGGCGCCTATTGGTTGGCATTGGTGTAAATCTGTAAAAGAGACCATTGACACTATTAAATTTTATGGCCAGAATGAGATTGAAGAATTATCTCTTGACCATGACTCTGGTATTTATTACTATCAGGGCGGCGATTATATTAATATTCTTAATTGGATTGAAAAAAAGTATGGCTATTTTTGGAAAGTACCTATTAATCTTCATACTATGAATCCAGTAGGTAGAAATAATATGGAGCTTATTATTTGGAAAAATAGGTGGTATCAAAAATGATTTATAAAGTATTTAAGGTCAGTCCAGATAATTTTTATGGTGGTTTTAGCCTTATTGGAGCGGAATCCGCAGAAGATGCTAACCAATACATTAAAGAAATGAAAGCTTCTGACCCTAATAATATATATGATACATTTGGATATACTTATGTTGATTCCTATGATGAAATTGATGATGTCTTTACTAAAACTAAAGGTATTGTATATGGAGGAATTTATTATCGTGGAAATTAATGATTTTAAAAATTACCTTGAAACTCTCGACCTTGATTGGTGGGAAAAAGAAGATTTACTCGACTTAGTAGAAAATAGCGAATTTGATATTTTACATATGAACAATGAGGAGCTTGACCATACTGCTACTGAATTATATTGGAGAGCGCAAGGTTTACTTGACGAAGTTAATCGCCTTGAAAGTCAAGCTGATACTATTCGTAGATATATTGAGATTCTTGAAGATAAGGAGTGATACATATGAATTTTCATCCCGATTCTTGGATTATGAAAGAGGTCCATAATCATTATGATGAAACTCGTAATACTTTTGGATTAAATAAAATAGTTGGCGTATTTCTTCAAGGTAGTCAAAATTACGGACTTGATTATAAAAGTAGTGATGTTGATACCAAAGCAGTTCTTTTACCAAATTTTAAAGATATTGTCTTAAATAAACAGCCTATTTCTACTACTCATGTCCGAGAAGATAACAGCCATACTGACTGGAAAGATATGCGGTTAATGCTTAACTGCTTCCGTAAACAAAATTTAAATTTTCTTGAAATTTTATTTACTCCATATTTTTTCATTAATTCTACTTATGAAAAATATTGGGCAGAACTAATTGAGCATAGAGAAGAAATCGTTCGTTATAATCCATACCAAGCAGTTAAATCTATGAAGGGTATTGCTATGGAAAAATATCATGCGATGGAGCATGAATATCCTAGTAAAGTAGATATTTTAGCTAAGTATGGTTATGATCCTAAACAACTCCATCATCTACTTCGAGTTGAAGAATATATTGGACGGTATATTAATGGAGAGCCTTATAAAGATTGCTTACATCCGCGTAGACCTGATTATTTAATTGATGTAAAAAAAGGATATTATGATCTCGAAATTGCGCGAATTGTAGCCAATACTTCTATTGATAATATTACTAGAGTAGCAGATGCATTTTGCGAAACTACTGAAAATAAAGGTAATCCTGTAGTTGATGAATTTTTAGACAATGTTATGTATAAAGTTATGAAAAAAAGTATGGAGAAAGAATTAAATGGAAATTAAACATTGGCTTGTAACTGGGGATTAATTTTTTGTCACCCGTAATTAATATATTATAAACCTTTCTTATATTTTTATGAAAGGTGGGATAAATAATTATGGGTAAATTAATAGATTTAACAAATCAAAGATTTGGTAAATTAATTGTTCTAGAAAATGTTGGAAAATTAGATGGGCGAGAATATTATTGGAAATGTTAGTGTGATTGTGGTACAATTAAAAATATTAAAGGAGTTAGCTTGCGGTCAGGTAATACTAAAAGTTGTGGATGTGGAAAATATGATGGTTTTAAATAGCACAATGAATAGCAAACTAAAGAAACTTTAATACCAATAGGAACGAAATTTGGAAAATTAACTGTATTAAATCCAATAGGTTATAAACCTCAATACACTGGAGCTTCTAAAAATAGAATGTGGTATTATTGTCAATGTGATTGTGGTAATTATTGTGAAGTTAGTGGAAATCAATTAAAAAATAATCTTACAATTTCATGTGGTTCTTGCTTATCTTCTAAAGGAGAATTTATTATTGAGCAACTTTTAATTGATAATAATATTATTTTTAATAGAGAAGTTATTTTGCCGGAATTAGTGGAAGAAACTGGAAGAAGATTAAGATTTGATTTTGCTATATATAATCAAAATAATCAAATTACAAGATTTATTGAATTTGATGGCAGATAGCATAAATATGGACCTGATAATACACATTGGAGTCATTCAACTGATACTTTAACTACTATTTAGGAAAGAGACAATATAAAAAATAACTTTTGTCTAAAACATAATTATCCTTTAATACGAATCCCTTATACAAAATTAAACACATTAACAATTGATGATTTACTTGGGAACAAGTATCTTATAAAAGGAGATGATTATTGTGACTAAGCATTGGCTTGTCACAGGTTAGCGATATTCATGGACGAATCCAAGAGCGAGTGAATGCTATTGATAGAAATCTTTATCCTCCTAATGAAACTGCACTTATCTGTTTGGGCGATGTAGGTTTTAATTTTTATTTAAATCGTAGTGATACAAAGCGTAAGCAGTTTGCGCAAGAATCTGGATATGTATTTTATTGCGTGCGCGGCAATCATGAAGAGCGTCCACAGAACATTTCTAATATGATTGAATATTTTGATATGGATATTCATAATTTTGTCTATATGGAAGAAGAATTTCCTAATATTAAATATCTTAGAGATGGTGAAGAATACAAATTTAATGGTCATCCTACTTTAGTAATTGGTGGAGCATATTCTGTTGATAAATGGTTTAGATTAGATGGTAGACCTGAAGATACTGATCTTTGGACTGGATGGTTTAAAGATGAATTGCTTACTTTAACAGAAATGGCTGATATTACCAAAAATACCTATGGCTGTAGATATGATTTTATTCTTACTCATACTTGCCCAAGAAGCTGGGAGCCTGTTGATTTATTTTTAAGAAATGTAATCCAAAGTTCTGTTGATAAGTCAATGGAATACTGGTTAGATGTTTTTAAAGAGTATATTCAATGGGAAGTATGGTTATTTGGACATTATCATGCCGATCGCTATGTTAAGCCTGGCGTTGAAATGTTATACACTTCTATTGTTGACCTTGAAGAAATTTGGGACTATGAACTAAAAAGAAAAGAGGAATGATTAATTTTATTCCTCTTTTTTGATTTTTTTAATAAAATATGATATAATATATTTACAAAATGAGATAAGAAATAAATAAAAAATTTAGGAGTTGGTATTAAATGAAATATTTTATTGATTTTGAAGCAACACAGTTTTCTCAGGAAATTATCTCTATTGGCTGTTATAGAGAAGATGGTGAAATGTTCTATTCTCTTGTTGCTCCTCACAGTAAAAATAAAGTAACTAATTTTATTACTGAGCTTACTGGTATTACAAAAGAAATGCTTGCTAATGCACCAACTTCTGATGAAGTATTTTGTAAATTTTCTGATTGGGTTCTTGGAAATGACAATAATCCTGAGTTTTACGTCTGGGGTGACAGTGATAGTGATTTCTTGATGCACACTTTTAACAAGACAAGTTTTTTAAAGGCGCGCATGATTATTAGTTATATGGCTTCAGCACTCATTGATTATTCTAAGAAATTTGAACAGAAATATTATTTGAGTTCTACTGGACTTATTAAGATTGTAAATTGCTTTACTTCCGATATTATTCAGACTCATAATGCCCTTGATGATGCTATTCTTCTCTATTATGTCTATGATTATGATAAAACAAACTATGAAGAAGATGTAATTTATCGACTGAGTTTTCTTCCTACCATTAATAAAAATATGAATAATTGGAAAAAGAAAGTAAAGAAACCTGCTCCTCATCCTACAACTAAGACTGAAGAAATTATTTCCCAGTCCAATAGTGAATATGCTGTAAATGATACTCGTAAATGGAGCAAGTGCGGCTATCCTAAAAATAGTATTTGTGTCATTACTTCTAAAAATAGCAGCGCAAAGTATGTATTTCCTGATGTTGAAATTGCGGCTAAGTATATGTATGAATATGTATTTACTGATAATCAGAAGAAAGGTATGACTGTAAATAGTGTCCGTAAGCACATTAAGCAGGCTTATGGTAATAGTAATAAATATATGAATTATTTGTGGCGTAGAGTTGTTTAAAAGAAAGGAATGAAAAATTATGTCTTATTATGCTTATGTATGTAAAATTGATAATTTGCGGAAACATCCAAATGCTGACCGGCTACAGTTGGGTGAATGTTTTGGCAATACTGTTTGTGTAGATATGAGCTACGCAGCAGGTGAAGTTGGTATTTATTTTCCTACCGATGGTCAGTTATCTGTAGAATTTGCGGAATATAATAATCTTCTGCGTAAGAAAGATGATGCTGGTAATTCTATCGGCGGTTATATGGACCCCAATAAACGCAATGTAACCTCTATTCGTCTGCGTGGCGAAAAGAGTGATGGCTTGTTCCTTCATTTGGATTGTATCTCTTATACCAAGGCAGAAGTAAAAGAAGGCGACTCTTTTACTATGCTGAATGGACATGAAATTTGTCAAAAGTATATTCCTTGTTCTCATAAGCAGCCTTATGAAAATAAAGTAAAAGGTAATCGTACTCGTAAGAAAAAAGTTCCTATTGCTCCTCTATTTGTTGAACACGCAGATACTGAGCAATTGGCTTATAATCTTGGTGCTTTCCATCCGGGCGATTATGTAGAAATTACTCTTAAAATGCATGGTACTTCTCAGCGCACCGGTCGAGTTCCTACTTTCGTAAAATATAAGCGTTCTTTCTTTGATTGGCTGTTGCGTCGTCCAGGCACTCCAGTTTATGATTGGGGTTATGTCTCAGGCACTCGTCGTACTGTGCTAGAGAATTTTGATGGTGGTTATTATGGCTCTAATGCTTTCCGTGAACAGCATTCAAAATTCTTTGAAGGTAAACTTCATAAGGGTGAAGAAGTTTATTATGAAGTAGTTGGTTTTACTGATACTGGTGCTTCTATCATGGGTGTAGTATCTAATAAGAAATTGAATGATAAAGCATTTGTAAAGCAGTATGGTGAAATGACTACCTTCTCTTATGGTTGTTCTCCTACTGGTTATATGACTTATGAAGATGGTAGCCATGATGCTCTTCCGCAGTCTGATTTTTACGTTTATCGTATGACTATGACCAATGAAGATGGCGATATTGTAGAATATACTCCTGATTATATGCGTTATCGTTGTGCTCAGATGGGTTGTAAATGTGTTCCGCTTCTGTGGTCTGGTATTATTCCTGCTCATACTGGTGATGAAGCAGCAATCAGTCTTGGTCAAGGTGCTGGGGCATGGATTAAAGCAAAGGCAGAAGAGTTTTATGACGGTCCCGATCCTATCGGCAAGACTCATGTGCGTGAAGGTGTTGTATGTAGAATCGTAAATCGTCCAGCATTTACTGCTTACAAACATAAGAATTTTGCTTTCAAATGTTTGGAAGGTATCTGTAAAGCAGAAGAGACTGAACCTGATATGGAAGAGGCTGAAGAAGTAAAAGATGAAGCATGAAGGATTGAAAGAACTTCTTAAAAATTTGGAACTAGATAAAGAATGGGCGCTTGCTAATGAATGGGAAGCGCCCATTTGTCTAGCAGATGATTTAATAGCAGTTATTGAAATTATTAAAGAATTAATTGAAAAATAATTTGACTTTTGAAAAATAATATGGTATAATATAGCATATTATTTTAAGGAGGTTCAAATTATGCGAACTAAAAGGATAATGTCAGTATTGATAACTATTATTCTTATCTTTGGATTAAGTATAAATAGTTTAGCAGTTTATGCTTATGATTCTGGCATTACTACTCACGAGCTAATCCACACTCCAGAAGTAGTAGAAGACAGTGAATATGAATATGGACATATGGAGTTCTGTAATTGCGGAACTGACCATACCAATAAACCATTTGAATGGTGGTCTGATATCACTGACACAAATAGCCCTCAATGGGATTTAATTCACAATTATTTAATTATCCAAGAGGATGGAACATTATAGACCGATGATGGATTTATTGCTTGCGCTCTTGGACGACACTTTGGTAAAATTGGCACAAAGTGGATATTTATTTGTGAAGATGGCTCTGAAATTAAAGTTATTAAAACTGATGAAAAACAAGATCGACATACTAAAAACGGTGATTTAATTCATGGTATTATTTGTAATGAATTAATTGAATTAGTAGTTGATAGTAAAATTAGTAAAACTTGTCCAAGTGGTAATTTTAAAGATTTGCCAGGCTTAGAGGGTAATATTATTGGTTGGAAACAAGTCTTAAATAATGATTTGCCCGATCAATTAAAAGGTACTATTTTTAAATAAAATAATATTAAATGAGGTAATAAAATGAGCGTAGTCGCCGCGAAGGTATATAATAATAATATTCAAATGTCAGCGGACAGTATTTTAACTAATGGATGGGAAAAAGACCCAAATACTAACTTTACTAAAATTATTTCTTTAAATGATATGATTGTTGGTAGTGTTGGTAGTGCGGATGAATGTAGCCTTATGTGGTTATACATGGAAAATCATCAGCCGCTTAATGCTACAGAGAGAGAAATTCTTAATTATTTTACTGAATTTGGTAAATGGAAAGGCGATATCTCTAATACTCGTGATATTAAGAATAGCTATTTAATGGCTTTTGGAGGTCATCTTTTCCAGATTTGTGGATACTTAGTTAGAGAAATTAAAGATTATTATGCCATTGGGGCAGGCGCTCCTTATGCTTTGACAGCACTTCATCTTGGACACGATTCAGAAGAAGCTGTTAAAGTTGCTTGTGCTATGTGTTGCTTTGTTTGCGAACCTGTTGTAACATATATTCAGGAAAAAGACAATTAAATATAGGTAAAAGGGATAAAGATTTAATTCTTTATCCCTTTTTTGATTTTTATAATAAAAAATGATATAATATATATAGAAAGTAAAGAAAGGAATTGATTAACTGTGCCTTATAAAACTAGTAAATATACTACAACCCAGAATGGTGAATTTACTACTCGTTGTATTGATGTTCTTGAAAATAGTCCAGAAGCACTTACAATTGATCAGATTAAACAGCAAGATATGGTCTTAAATACTTTAACGACTCAAAAAATTAGTCGTATTCTTTCTCACATGGCGGAAATGGGATTTATTAAAAAATGTAAAGACCGAGCAAGTGGTCGAATGGTTTACAAAAGTGTCGCTGTTATGGCCACACAAGGATATGAGGTTTAATATATGAGAATGTTAATTGTTATTGATATGCAGAATGATTTCGTTACTGGGCGAGTTGGTAGTAAAGAAGCTCAGCAAATTATCCCTCGAATTGAAGAGCGTATTAAAGAATATCTCAAAAATGGAGATACTGTTCTTTTTACAAAAGATACACATAAAGAAAATTATTTAGATACTCTTGAAGGCCATTATCTTCCTGTCGTTCATTGTATTGAAGACACAGACGGTTGGGAAATTGTACCTCAGCTTGCCCCTTATGCACAGTATATTCTTTATAAGAATAAATTTGGTTATGTAAATTTAGCAAACGATAGTCTTATTATGACTAATACTTATTTTTCTAAAGATAAATGTATCAGTATTGAACTTGTTGGTGTTTGTACTGATATTTGTGTTGTTTCTAATGCTTTAATTCTTAAAGCAACTACTGATATTCCTATTTATGTTAAAGCAGATTGCTGTGCTGGCACCACTCCTCAAAAGCATATGGAAGCATTGGACGTTATGAAATCTTGTCAAGTGGAGGTAATTTAAATGTTCCGTATTAAAGGTTATGAATTTGAAATTCACTATACTAATCAGACTTTCCCCGATGGCACTCTCAATCTGAATGGTATGGATTTGACCGGCTGTACTAGAATTGAATGGTATTATGATAATGATGCAGAGCTTTTTACTCTGATTTGTTTAGCAAAGAAATGTGCAGAACATAATTGCCGTCCTATTCTTTATATGCCTTATGTTCCTAATGCTCGCATGGATAGAGTTAAGAAAGAAAGCGATACTTTTACTTTGAAGTATTTCTGCGATATTATTAACTCTCTTAATTTTTTGAGTGTTATGGTACTTGATGTTCATTCTAATGTGGCCGCAGCCCTTCTTAATAGATGTACTGTCATTGAACCTACTAATTATATTAGAGAAGCAGTTAATCAAGTATATCTTCTTACTGGCGGCAATGAAGGATATAGCCGCAAAGAAGTAATGAATAAATTTATTACTTTTTATCCTGATGAAGGAGCTATGAAGCGTTATTCTTCTCTTTTGGATTTTCCTTATGCTTTTGGTATCAAAAAGCGTGATTGGGAAACGGGTAATATTCTCGGTCTTGAGGTTATGAATAAAGAGATTGTCAAGGATAAGAATATTCTTATTATTGATGATATTTGTTCAAAAGGTGGTACTTTCTATTATGCGGCTAAAGCTCTTAAAGAGCTTGGAGCGCACAGCATTTATCTTTATGTAACTCATTGTGAAAAGACAATTACTTCTGGAAATATTTATTACGGAAATGAAATTGCACAGATTTTTACAACTAATAGCATCTGGCGGGATGAAAATGATCCTCGTGTAAAAATTCTTGAAGGTTAATATGATAAAATCAAAGGAGTAATTAAATATTACTCCTTTGATTTTTTTATAAAAATATGATATAATATTTATAGAAAGTTAAGAAAGGAATAAATAAAATGAATTATAATCCGTTGCTTCTTATTGATTTTTATAAGGCGACTCATCATGAACAGTACCCCAAGGGCTTAACGAAGATGGTTTCTTATTACACTCCTCGTATGAGCCGACTGAAGGATACTGATAAGGTTACTTTTTTTGGACTTCAGGGATTTATTAAAGAATACCTTATTAAAGGTTTTAATGATAATTTCTTTAATCGTCCAGAAGATGAAGTGGTAGCTGAGTATGAACGAGTCCTTAATGCGACTCTCGGTAATGGCACTTATGAGTCTGATAAGATTCGAGAACTTCATCGACTTGGTTATCTCCCTCTGGAAATTAGTGCCGTCCCCGAAGGCACTAGAACTGCTATCGGTGTCCCGCAGATTGAAATTACTAATACTCATCCAAATTTCGTATGGTTGGTAAATACTATTGAGACGATGCTTTCTTGTACGATGTGGCATACTCAGGTATCCGCGGAAGTTGGTTATAGATATTACCAGATTGTTAAAAAATATTATGATTTGTCTTGCGATAAGTATGTAAATCCTCGCAGATTGCTTGGTGATTTTAGCATGCGTGGTCAGCAGTCTGTTGAAAGTGCTATTAAGAGTTCCGCAGCTTGGTGTCTTAGTTTCTATAATACAGCTACTGTTCCTGCCATTCTTTGGCTCGAAGATAATTATAATTGTGATTGTACTATCGGTGATGTAGCATATGGTGCTATTTCTACTGAACATAGCGTTATGTGTTCTAATTATGCTATTGATGGTGATGAAATCACTCATATCCGTAGGCTGCTGACTGAAATTTATCCGCATCATAGTTTTTCTATGGTATCTGATAGCTATGATTATTGGAATCTTGTAGATAATATTCTTCCTCAGCTGAAAGACGAAATTCTTGAACATGATGGCTGTCTTTCCATCCGTGGTGATAGCGGCGATCCTGTTGACGTAGTTTGTAAGACTGTCTTTAAGCTATGGGATATTTTTGGCGGAGATATTAACTCTAAAGGCTATAAAGTTCTCAATTCTCATGTAAAAGCTATCTATGGCGATAGCATTACTCCGCAGCGTTGTGAAGCTATTTATAAGATTTTGACTGAAAATGGTTTTGCAATTAATAATGTTTCTCTGGGTGTTGGCTCCTTCTCTTTTATGTGCCTTGAAACTCTTGATGACATTGATAGTTATTTTGCCAGTCATACTGCGGCACCTCTGCCCAAGCCTACTTATAATCCTTATACTCGTGATACTTTTGGTATTGCAGTAAAAGCAACTTATGCAGAAGATATTAATGGTAAGCCCATTATGATTTATAAACAGCCAAAGGCACTGTCTTGGAAAAAGTCTCAGAAAGGTTGCTGCGCGGTTGCTCTTGATGGTCAGAGCTATACTGATGAACATACTTGGGATGAAGTTATTGATATGCCGAATCTGCTTCAGCCTGTTTTCCAGGACGGTATTCTGACAAAAGAATATACTTTGGATGAAGTTAGAGAGAATATGTATCCAGAAGGAGAATAATATGAATACTTATCACGAATTAAATGGCGATTTACTTGATAATCATGGCTGTGTAATTTGCCATCAAGTAAATTGTCAGAAAACAATGGGTTCTGGTGTTGCTAAACAGATTAAAGATAAATGGCCAGAAGTAGCGCAGGCTTATCAGATGTATTTTATTAATAATCCTGCTCCTCTTGGAAAAACACAGCTTGTTAAGACAAATGATGGTCATGTGATTGCGAATATGTATGCTCAAGATAAATTTGGTTATGACGGTAAACGGTATACCAATTATGAAGCATTTGCTTCTTGTCTTGAGGAATTAAACTCTAAACTTGCGGATGGTACTTCGATTGCTTTTCCTTATAAAATTGGTAGTGACCGTGGTGGTGCCAATTGGGAAATTATTCGTACCATGATTCAAAATATTCTTACTAACAAAAATATTTATATTTATAGATTGGAGGAAAAGTAATATGCGTGCTCGTCATATTTATCCTATTGCTGAAGATATTAATGTTGAAATTAATCACATTAAAGACTGGATTAAGAATTATTTTGTAGAGAATGGTCCTGATTGTAAAGCAATTATTGGACTGAGCGGTGGCAAGGACAGCACTGTCGCAGCGAAGCTTTGTGTTGAAGCTCTTGGTAAAGATAAAGTTATCGGTGTCTATATGCCGCAGGGTAAGCAGCATGATATTGATATTGCACATGAAGTTGGTCAGTATCTTCAGATTCAGACTATTGAAGTAAATATCGGTAAGATTTGTGATACTTTTTATGAAAGTTTCGACAATGCTTTTCCTTTTGATGATGTAAGAGAAAATTCGGTGGTTACATCCAACAGCCCAGCAAGAATTCGTATGTCTGTTCTTTATGCGATTGCAGGTATGCTCCATGGTCGAGTTGTTAATACTTGTAATGCTTCTGAGGACTTTGTAGGTTATTCTACTAAGTTTGGTGATTCTGCGGGCGATTTTTCTCCTTTGAGTGATTATACTGTTCATGCTGTGAAAGCTATTGGTTATGCTCTTGGTATTCCAGCTAAGTTTATTGATAAAGCTCCTGAAGATGGCCTGAGTGGTAAAACTGATGAAGATAATCTTGGTTTTACTTATGAGGTACTTGATACTTTCCTTGAGACTGGCACTCTTCCTGAAGATTATAAAGTTTATAAAAATATTATGGAACGTCATGAGAGAAATATCCATAAGGTTAGACCTATGCCAATGTGCAGTCGAGTTGGTCCTTCTCAGGGGACATGTTGGGAGTTTTAATTTATGATTGATAGTTTTAGAAACAAATATTCTTTTTTAAGCAATTATGAATTGAGTCCTTTCACAGTAAATGGAGTAGTGTTCCCTACAATGGAACACTACTTTCAAGCGATGAAAGCGACTAATCAGGAAGATCTTTTGGAAATTGCTAACGCTCCTACACCAGGCCAAGCAAAACGATTAGGTCGAAAGGTTAAGATTAGACCTGATTGGGAATACGTCAAAAAGGATATTATGCTTGAAGGATTGCGCAAGAAATTTGCTATTCCTGAGTTAAGGCAAAAACTTCTTGATACTGGAGATGCTTACCTTGAAGAAGGTAATACTTGGGGAGATTGCTATTGGGGTGTTTGTAATGGTACTGGAGAAAATAATTTAGGAAAACTTTTAATGCGAGTAAGAGAAGAAATTAGGGAATCAAATTAAAAATTGATTCCCTAATAAATCTTCTAATTTTAAACAATCTCTTTTATAATAAGGTATCCTAACTAAAGGAATCTAATGTTCTTTAGCATAATTGTTTTTTAAATTATCTCTAAACTATATATTATCATCATTAAAATAATTAACATTAATATGATGTTGAGGTCCATCAAATTCTATTAATCTAATTATTTTATTTTCATTATCCAAAATCGCAAAATCAAAGCGTAAATAACCATTATTAGGAGAAATTAAATCAGAATTAGTATATTGACTAATATATTTTATTTTATTCTAGGATAATAAATTATTAATATGAAGTTCTCCTATAGAATTTTTACATCCACAAGAACTCTATCCACGAGAAATTAATTTATTTCGTTCTACAGTAATAATATTTCCACAAGAGCACTAACAATTATACATAGTCTATTTTTTATGACCATCTTTTTGTGCTTCTTTATTACGATTTAGTACATATAATTCTCCAAAAGTTTTTCCAGTTAAGTCCTATAAATGAGCTTTGCTTAATAGCTAAGATTTCATACAGCCACAAGATTTAACTTTCTATTTATTAATATCTGTAGTAGTAGCTGTAAAAATTTTCCCACACTGACATTGACAATTCCACCAAATATTTTTACTGTTTTTAGATTTTTCAATATTTTTATCTAATACTTTATAATAATCAAATTGTTTATTTGTTAAATCAATTTTTGGCATCTATATTACTCCTTTTATTATTTTTATTTTCTATAATATTATAAAATTAATGAAGATTAAAATAATAAAAGTTGCCCAATAGTTATCATTTTTAAGAGAGGAGATCCAAAATAAGTGTTCCTGAGATTATCCTATTCGTAATTTGGATTTTAGTTGCTATTTTCTGGCTATTTTCTTTTGTCAATTGGATTATTAAAGCAATTCATAAAGATTGGGGAGAAGGTCTTACTTGGACCGTTATGATGCTAGTTAGTTGCTTAGTAATGAATCTTATTACTTTAATTGTAAAACTTACAAAGGTGGGTTAAAATCCCACCTTTGATTTTTATATAAAAATATATTATAATATATTTATAGAAAGGATTGATAATTATGGCTGTTTATAGTTGTTCAGATATTCATGGTAATATTAATCTTTGGCGTCAAATTAAAGATTTTATTAATCCAAAAGAAGATAAGTTAATTTGTCTTGGAGATTGCGCAGATCGTGGTCTTGATGGCTGGGAAATCATTACAGATGTACTTCGTGGCGTGCATGAAGGTTGGATTACTTATGTACGCGGCAATCATGAGCAAATGCTTATTAATGCTCTTGATGATTACATTAATTATGATGGTATGTGTGATTATGCTTTTTATCTGCTTTGTCAAAATGGTGGATATGAAACATTTACCGCGGCAACTAATGATGGATTTATGCTTAACTGGTTAGCTCTTCTTAAAAAGACTATTCCTTTTTATGTTTATGAAAATGTAGAAAAGAAGAAAATTTTTCTTTCTCATGCTGGACTTTCTTGGAATACAATCCGTCATTTTGAAAATGGGCAATTTGATAAAGAATCGCAAGAAATGCAGAATTATCTGCGGAAAGAACTTATTTGGAACCGTAAGCATAATACTGATTATAAATCTTGTGAATTTGATTATCAAGTATATGGACATACTCCTATTCCATATCTTTCTTCAGAAGAAGAATTTATAAAAGATCCCGGTGTTATGTATTCTCACAATGGTCATAATATTAATATTGATTGCGGAACTTACGCAACCAATATGACAATTTGCTTTGACCTTGACACTTTTGATGAACATATTTTTTGTTGTTAATAAAGGAGAAATGAATGAAGAAAAATATTCCTATTTCTGACCAATGGAAATTAGAAGGAGAATGCGGTAAATGTCGTCGAGCAAATTATTGTGGAAAAGATTGTTCTGCTTTAAAAAGACGAAAGACAAAAATTGCCCAACAAGCATATTTTGATTTTATGGAAGAAATGGACCGCGAGTATTCGGCTTACCTTGAACAACATCCTGAATTAAAAAAAGAAAATTGATTTTTTATAAAAAATATATTATAATATTTATAGAAAGTTAAGAAAGGAATTGATAAATATGTTCGAGGAACATTCATTCTATTGTATGAAATGTGGTCATAAAGGAATTCCTATTCAGCGTAAATCTGGATTCCAACACAGTAAATTCCATCGTAAAAAGCTCTATTGTATTTATTGCCAAGAGGAAGTAAATCATGTAGAGTGTAAGAATGAAGAAGATGTTGAAGAATTTCTTGAAAATTTTAAGAATGGAGTGTATAAAGATGAAGCGGAAAGATCTTTGGATTATATGCGGGCCTCCGGCGTCCGGTAAAAGTACTTTTGCTAATTTTTATTTTACGAAAGATCCTTATTGGAGCAAAAAGTCTTGGATTATTGTTTCAAGAGATAAGATTCGTTTTTCTTTTCTTAAAAAGAATTCTTCTACCAATTACTTTGAACATGAATCTGAAGTTTTCAATGAATATGTAAAAACTATTAAAGAAAGCTTTGAAAAGTATGATGTTGTAATTGCTGATGCTACTCATTTAAATGAGCGTTCTCGAAATAAACTTCTTAATGCTCTTGGAGCAGACTTTTTAAAAGATATTGATATTACTTGTGTTGGTATGATTACTTCTCTTAAAAAGTGCTATGAGTATAATAAGCAGAGAAGCGGTTTAGAAAACGTTCCTGCTGCTGCTATTAAAAGAATGTATGATACTTATGTTCTTCCCGATCATGGTGAAAAATATGAGTATAGAGATGTCCTTTGGTGTAGCAATGATGGAAAAAGAAGAAACTATTATGACTGTACTTGGATTGGAAAACCAATTCAAGTATAAAAAGGGGATGATTAATTTATGAGTAATATTTGGCTTACAAGTGATTTTCATTTCGGGCATGATAGAGAATTTGTCTGGAAAGCACGAGGTTATTCTTCAGTTGAAGAAATGAATGAAATTCAGATCGAGAAATTTAATTCTCTTGTTCAGCCTGATGATACAGTATATATTCTTGGAGATTTGATGCTCGGTAACAAAAGCAATATTGAGTTTATTAAAAGGCTAAAAGGAAGAATTCATATTGTGCTTGGTAATCACGATACTCCAACTCGTGAAGCTATGTATAAAGAACTTCCTAATGTTGTTGAAGTCGCGTGGGCAATTAAGCTGGATTATCGTAAATATCATTTTTATATGTCTCATTTTCCGACTTTAACTAGTAATTTGGAAAAAGAATATCTGCGGCAAATGACTTTAAACCTATATGGTCATACTCATCAGAATACTAATTTCTATGAAGATAGACCCTATATGTTTCACGTTGGGGTCGATAGCCATAATGGATATCCAGTTAATTTAGATGATATCATTATGATGATGAATGAAAAAGTTCAAGAATGTAAAAACTTTTTGGACAATGAGAAATAATTTATCTACTCTAATATTTATATAATGTAGGAGGAGATAAATATGGGTAAAAAAATTAATTTATTAAATCAAACATTTGATTATTTAACTGTTATTGAAGAAACTGATAAACGAGATAGAGTTGGAAGTATTTTATGGAAATGTAAATGTAAATGTGGAAGTGAAACCTTAGCGTCAACAACAGATTTGCGTTCAGGACATAAACGTAGTTGTGGATGCTTACAAAAAGAAAAGGCTAAACAACAAGGTGAAAAAAATTTAATTGATCTTACTGGGAAAAAATTTGGATTACTTACAGTATTAAATAAAGATTACTCTAAAAAAACGCCTAATGGTTCAACTAAAGTATATTGGAAATGTAAATGTGAATGTGGAAACGTTGTATCAGTAGAGGGTCAATCCTTAAAAGATAAGAATACACAATCTTGTGGGTGTATAAAATCATTTGGAGAACAAAAAATTTCTCAAATTTTAAGAGAAGCGAATTTGCCATTTGAAAAAGAAAAAATATTTAAAGATGGTATTACTTCAAATGGTGGGAATATGAGATTTGATTTTTTCGTTAATAATAAATACATTATTGAATATGATGGAAAACAACATTTTCAAAATAATGCTTGGGGCAGTGACACATTAAAACAAATACAACAAAGAGATAAAGAAAAGGATATTTATTGCCATATTCATCATTATCCAGTCATTCGAATTCCCTATACTCATTACTTAGAATTAGAATTAAAAGATTTATTATTAGAAATTAGTAATTTTTTAGTTCCCTACTCTGATGAAAAGTCTGCCGAATAGGCTATTCCGATCGATCAATCCCGCTGTGATAAGTGCTTTTATGAAGTTCTTGCTTGTGATGAAAATGATTTCTACGGCAATTGTCCCAAATATAAGAGAGATTTGCCTAATGGAGGTTTTTATGAATAAAAAAACTCTTATTATGAAGGATTATTTTAAAGGAAATATCCCTACTTTAGAAGAAGCTATTAATAAAATATAGGAGTCTCTTGAAGAAGATATTTATAATGGTATTATGGATTATATAAAAAATCATCATCTTAAATTTGAAATTTCTTTAGCCTGGGATGACGATGATGAGTTTGAGCATGAAGGCTATTATAATTCTGTTGATGACGCAATTAATGCATTATTAAAATATAAAGAAAATTGAACTTTGAAAATTAAAAAATAAGGAGAAAATTATGGGTTCTATTATTTCTAGTGTCCTGCCGTTTCTCATTCCTGCTGTGATTGTGATTGCGGTAATTGTTGTCCTGTGTTCTGGTTATCTGAAGGCTCCCCCCGATATGGCCTATTTGATTTCTGGTGTAGGTAAGAAGCCCCGTGTCCTGATTGGTAAGGCCGGCATTAAGATTCCTTTCTTCGAACGAGTAGATAAATTGTTCTTGGGAGCAATTCAGATTGATGTCAAGACATCTAGCTCTGTTCCTACTGCGGAATTCATTAATGTCAAGGTTGATTCTTATGTGAATGTTCGTGTCGGACAGACTGATGAAATGATGGCTTTGGCCGCACAGAACTTCTTGAACTCTGATAGAGACACCATTGGTCAGAAGGTCCGTGATCTGCTGGAAGGCAATATTCGTGAAATCGTTGGCCAGATGAATCTGACTGATATGGTTAGCGATCGTAAGGCTTTCAGTGAGAAGGTTCAAGAAAATGCCGTGCCCGATCTGGCGCGTTTTGGTCTGGAACTGATTTCTTTCAATGTCCAGAATTTCTCTGATGAGAATGGTGTTATCAATGACCTCGGTATTGATAACATTGAGCAGATCCGTAAGGCTGCTGCGATTGCTAAGTCTGATGCTCAGCGTGAAATTGCTATCGCCGAAGCAGAAAATGCTAAGCAGTCTAATGAAGCTAAGGTTAAAGCTGCTGAAGAAATGGCAGTTCGTAATAATGACTTGGCAATTAAGAAGGCTCAGTTGAAGCAGGAAGCTGATACTCGTCAGGCTCAGGCTGATGCTGCGGCTGGCATTGAGGCAGAGAATCAGCGTAAGTTGAGAGATGTTGCTGCTACTGACGCTAATATTGCTAAGGCAGAACGCGAAGCTGATTTGAAACAGAAGCAGATTCAGTTGAAGGAATATGAACTGGATGCTCTTGTGCGTAAGCAGGCTGATGCTGATAAGTATGCTGCTGAACAGAAGGCTGCGGCTGATCTGATTAAGCGTCAGAGAGATGCTGAAGCTCGTGCTTATGAAATTGAACAGGAAGCTCGCGCTATGAAAGCAAAAGCTGAAGCTGAGAAGTATGCTGCTGAACAGAAGGCTGCTGGTATTGCCGCAGTTGGTGAAGCAGAAGCTGCTGCTATCGAAAAGAAAGCAGAAGCACAGAAGAAGATGGGCGAAGCATCCATCATGGAAATGTACTTCGATGCTCTGCCGAAGATTGTTGCTAATGCTTCTGCACCTCTGACGAACGTTGATAAGATTACCATGTATGGCGAAGGCAATAGTGCCAAGCTTGCTGGTGATGTTATGAAAACGGCTGATCAGATTACTAAGGCTGTATCTGAAGCCACTGGCATTGATCTTGCACAGTTGCTTAATTCCTTTATCGCAAAGAAAGAAAATTAATACTCAATCCCTTATGAGAGAAATCTCATAAGGGATTTTTTTATGCTTAGATATCGAAATCGGCCGTAGTTCGGAAATTCTAACACACTAACAATTTTTTAACCAAAAAGGTCAGAATATTGATTTTACTTAAAAAAAATGGTATAATTATATAAAGAAATATATAAAAGGAGTAATATATGGAACTTAAAGTAAAAAATGCTAAATATGAATGGGACCCTGATACTGGAACCGCGACTTGTTCATGTGATTATAACAATATAAAATATACTGGAATCGCACATTGTCATCCAGAAGACCAAGATATGATGAATGAAAATACTGGAATGACCATTGCTGAATGGAGATTACAAATTCAATTATTACGTGTTCATCGTGAAGAAGTTAAGACTGAATTAAAAACTCTAAAACAATTATATTATTCAATGACACAATCTAAAAATTTTAATTATAATTCTTATGAAACTAAAACATTGCGGAGATAGATTCGAGAACGAGAAAATTACTTAGATTTTATTAGAAATGAATTAATTCCGCCATACCAAAAATATTTAAGAGATTGGATAGATGGAAAAGATAAATTCTATAAGCGTATCCGCGCGAATCGCGCCAAGGGCAAAAGTGAGTAATATTTTTATACTAATATTTATAAATAATAAGAGAATTTAAGCCTTTATTCTTACAATTCTAAAGAAAGGGTGATATTTATCTTACTATTTATTTTTGGAATGATTTTTATCGCTTACTTATGTCCCATAGGAGATAGCCTAATAAGTGTAATTGTAGCTTTCTTCGAGATGGTCAAGGGTAAAATTGCTGTTAAAACAACAGAATATAATGCCCAAATCAAAAAACTGGCTAATGAAAATAGCACTTCCATCCATGCTATTGGATTTGCCACACCAGATTATGAAGAAGAGGAAGATGATAATGAGTACTGAGATATATAAATTTTATGACACTTGTAGCTTATTAATGGTTGTAGATACTTTATTTTAGGATAAAAAATCTATACCAGTAATTTCTTCAATTACTTTAAATGAATTAGAAAATATAAAAACATCAAGTAATAAAGATCCTGATGTAAAATATGCGGCTCGTAAATTATTACATAAATTAAACGAAAACCCTGATAATTATCTTATTCATTTATTCAAAGTACATTATACAGAAGCTATAGAAGAAATGAATCTCCCAGTTACTGATGATACACGAATTTTAGCTACCGCTATTAATTTTAAGGAATGTCATCCTAATACTATTTTTGTAACAAATGATTTGTCATTAAAAACAATGGCAAAATTATTTTTTAATACTAATATAGAAAGTATTAATGAAGATACATTAGATGAATATACAGGTTATTTAGAAGTAACTATGAATAATGAAGCTATGGTTGATTTTTATTCTAATCAAGAAGAAAATTATTTTGATTTATTAGTAGGAGAATACCTATTAATTAAAGATGATGATGGTCAAGTTGTAGATAAAAAATGTTGGACAGGAGAAAAATATCGTCCAATAGTCTATGGTAACTTCGATTCTAAATGGTTTGGTAAAATTAAACCAATGAAAGATGATGCCTATCAAGCATTATTTGCAGATA